AATTGCATCAATTTACGATTTCTTTTTAATATTTCCAAGTTATTTTCAAATAAATCGTAAGCTTTTGTTTTCTTTGGTTGCTCTTTGATAAATTCTAATAAAGATTCAGTAGTTTGAACTACCTCTTCAGTTAATATTGGAAAGTTTTTTATAATTGTTTTTAATCCTAATCCGGGTAAACCATTTAAATTATCAGATTTATCACCGTCAATCATTCTGAAATTGACAAAGTTATGTGGGTGGATTCCGAACTCTTCTACCACTTCTGGTATATTATAGATTTTCTTTTTAGATGGTGAATAAACACTTACATCTTTATTTACCAATTGTAAGAAATCTTTATCGGAACTCATTATCACAACCTTCTCATCTTCCTTCTTTAATTGAGTAGTGATGTAAGCAATAACATCATCGGCTTCGATTCCATCATAAATCATAATGGATACTGGTAAAGAAGAAAGTAATTCACCTAATCCGACCATTTGCCGTCTCATAGATTGACTTTCTTCTTCTGGATTCATTTCAACAGATGCAGCACGATTCAATCTCATTTTGATTTTGTTGTTGCCTCTATCTGCTTTATAACCAGAGTATATATCTTGTCTGCTTTTGTTACCACCTTTACCATCAAATACAATGATACATCGGGTAGGATTGATTGTACGGATTGCGTAGCCGATACTTTTTAAAGTACCGACTATGCCTCCAATGTGGTCTCCATTATCGTTAAGATTTGGAGCAGTTGACCAAGAACGAATGAAGGTATTAAGACCATCAATAATTAATGTTTTGGAGTTACGATGTAAATCACCAAATTCATTATGTTCTTTATCTATTTGTTTTAGTATATCTAAATACCTTTTGTTAATCTGACTCATTGCCTTCATCCGTTGTTATTTCAACTTCCTCTGATGCTGATGTTTTATATTGTAAAATAGTTGCTTCGCAGATTCTACGATAGATTTGGTCTTTTAAAGACTCATCCTGTAAAATAGATACAAAGTCTTTTGATTGGAATTTGATTTCCTCTCCTGATTCAATATCAGTATATGTGTACCAAGCACCGGCTTGTTTTACTAATTTTTGGTCTTTCATAACTGAAATCCACCCACCATAGTTATCAATACCTCTATCAAAGAAAATATCAAAATCTGCGTGTCTCAAAGGAGGTCCCATTCTGTTTTTGATAACCTGACAACGAACCTTAATACCTACGATTCTATCTCCTGCTTTCAATTGTCCCATATTCTTCAATCTCAATCTAACAGATGCGTGGAATGCAAGTGCTTTTCCACCCGATGTTGTCCACGGGTCTCCAAACATTGCGTTCATTTTCTGTCTTAATTGGTTTGTGAATACTAATGCAATAGATTGTCTACCAATCATATTGGTAATCTTTCTCATTGCTTTTGAAATGATGATTGCCTTATCAGTTGCGTAACCGTCTTTATCATAATCAGCTTCCATCTCTTTCTTTGAAGATGCTGCTGCTACTGAATCTACTACGATTGTAACTAATCTATCCTTATCACCCTTACGAACTTGCTCAATAATTGTTTCACAAGCTTCAAAAATACCCTCAACGGTATCTACTGAAACATAAAGGAGTTTGGAAATATCCACTCCAATTGCTTCTAAAAATTCTCTACTAACTGCGGTTTCGGTATCAATCAGAACTGCAACACCACCTTTACGTTGTGCTTCAGCTAATAAATGGGCAGAGAGCAGAGATTTTCCACTCTGCTCTAAACCCGTTATTTCTGTTATTCTACCAACTGGCAATCCTCCATAAGGTCTGTTTGAGATTGCAACATCTAACATTGCATTTCCCGTTGATAACCAATCTTTGACGTTTGTCGGAGCATCCGTACTATCATCGTCTAAGAAATAGGCAATCTTCCCATCCTTATTTTGTTTGTTTAGAGAATCGGCAAGTAAACTTGCTAAATCATCTTCTCTTTTTGCCATTTGTAACTAATTTTAGTTGTTAAATAAATCGTCAAATGCCGAAGTAACATCATCTTTTGTTGTTACCGATGCTTTTGGTGCAGGTGTGATAGGAAGTTCATCATCCCAAGGTAGTGTATCTACTACTGGTTTTGATTCTACTCCACCACCCAAATCATGTGATACCGATGGTTTTGGCTTTGGTGCTTCTAATTCAGCAACAACCTCATCACTATCACCGTTAGCTCCTGCAGTTGGGTTTAACCAATTTTCTAATACTGATTTTAATTCTGCGTAAGATAATTCAGAATACAATTCCGTAATATCTTTTTGTGCGTTCAATAATTCAGTTACTGCTTCTGCTTCTGGTAAGATTTTAGATACCGCAGGTTTAACTCTGATTGTAGTTGTTGGGTATGCTGCATTTGATTCCTCAGCAGATACTACTTCTAATACAATATCACGTCCTGTGTGTGGGTCTGTAATATCACCGTAATCAGGGTCTGCAATGTATCCTAAGATGTCCTGATAAACAGTTTTACCAAATCCCCAAAACTTAACTCCTTCACTTTCCTTACCTCTTACGATTACAGGTGCGAATGTTCTTAATTTTGGCTCCATCTTCTTACCTGCTTTCCAATCGTCTGTATCACCTGTACGTTTAAGTTTTTCTGCAAACTCTACGATTGGGTCAGGTCTACCAAATGAAATTGGAGATAGATAAGTTTTGTTGTTAATATTGTAGTGAAAATACAATTCAATAAAAGGATTGTCCTTATTAAATTTGTAAGGTACTAAACGGATTTGAGATTTTCCGTTTGCCGGTTTCCAAATTGAATCCGACTTCTTTGTGTTTGTTTGAAGAGAGCTAAATCTCTTTAATGCTAATGAAATGTCCATTGCTTTTTTAAATTTTAAGTGTTAATAAATTGTTTTAAATTTTAAGGTTATATCGCGATTACCTATATCTAAATATAACCTTTTTACATTTTGTTGTATAAAGATACAACATTTTTTTTACTTTTCCAAGCTTTATTTTGCCCAATAAAAAACCTTTATTTTGCCCATTTTCCTCTACTCACTAATTGAGCAATTACGGAATATATAGATAGGTCTTGGTAAGTATCTTCAACTGATTCTCCAACTTCATCTGGTTGACCCATAACTACCAATTGTTTTAATCTGTTGATTTTATCATTTTGTCTGAACCACAATCCAGTCAAAGATAGTTTAATATCTTCTTTGGTTTGTAATGGTGTTCCTACTGAAATGTTACCAGGTCCGTAGTTTCTTTGTTTTTTACAAAATGTATCATACATCTCGTTTAAAATAACTTTGAATTCCTCACAAGTTTGTGGATACACTTCTTCGCAATATTCAATTGCCGATTGTTCTAGTTTGGTTTCTGTCATAACTTATTTTTTAATACCCCATTTTTTTTCTAACATAGTATAATACCTCTGTGTTTTGTTTCCGTTATACAGAAAATACACAATGTGGATGTCTAACCACAATTCAATCTTTTTTAGTAACTGTTTCATCTTTTTTATTTATTTTGTTTTTAAGTTTTATTGCTAATGCGCACAATTCGTATTCTTCGTTTTCTTCCAAAATTTTTATATTATCATCCAACAAACCATCAAATTCATTACTTCTAATTGATAATGCTATAACAAGAATTCCTTTTACAATTATTTCTGCAAAATCTATCTTTTTTCTTTTGTTTATTACGGCATAATTTATTGCATGAATTATTGCTTTGGCAATTTCAATTTGATGTTTTTCAAATAGTTCGTTTGGATTATCTTCCGAAATCTGTAATGGGACGAATTTTTCTGCTTTCATTAATACAAATATACGGAAAATATTTTACTTTTCCAAATTATCTATATTAATTGCTTTAAAAACTTTTGTAGGAATTTTTTTGTATCCGTTTGGAGATGTTGTGATAATACAGTTTTTGTATTCATCCCACTCTAACTGATAAGTATTATCTAACATACCACCTGTTTTCGATTTAACCACTTCGTTAAGTGCGTTGATAGTGTAGATTGTATTGGATTGTTTTTTTCTATGAACTAAAATTGTTTTCCACACAGATGGAATAGCCAAAGAACCCTTTTCTACATTAAATGTAATATAAAGTTCTCCCAAATTTGTTTTACTCTCTAATACAAAAACGTTTGGATTTGTAAGTATATATTGGTTTAGAACGAATTCTAATGATTTATCTAGTTCTTCTTTTGTGGTAAAAAGACATAATAACTGTGTATTCATCTATTATTAGTTTATTAACTTTAAGGATAAATATAAAATTACAAACTAAAAACGATTTTATTTACTACTTTTTCTACTATCTACTTTTGAAGCAACGCATTCTCTTAAACCTTTACCCAATTTTTTTTCAACTTTTTTACTTTCACCAGATGTTCTCCAACTATCTTCTGCCAATGAAACCGTTCCGTTTGGACTCGTAATTTCAATAAATCCAGTAGTTGCGTTGATTTTACATTGCTTTAATAAGTGTTTATTTAATTGAGCTCTTCCTTCTTCCGATTCAATATCTCCTTTAAATCCACTTAATTCTGCTAAACACCCTCTAAAATCACCAGGAACACTATCTCTAATACCAGTTACTGCTGCTAAATTACCATCATAATTTTCAACCATTAAATCAAAGTGCATTGAATGAACTACGGTTGCAATATATGCTTCGGTGTGAGGACCATTATTTCCATCTTTATCTGGGAATCCTCTTTCTTTATCTGCTTGGCCAATTTGATTTACCATATCACTATGAACCGCTGCAACTAAATCTTTTTCATCGTTTTTGTTCTTAACTGCCAATGATACCGATTCTGAATTTAAGTCTATATCAGGATATTTTTGTTTCATTTTTGTAACCTGAGCAAACTCACCAACTTTTGTAAGAACTTTACCAAATGGTTTATAACCAACAGTTTTACCTTTTGCTTCTTCCGATTTCATATATTGTTGAGTTGCCGAAAGAAGTTCTGCGGTTGATACTTTTTGTAAATCTATACCGTTTTCTTGTGCAAATTTATTAAACCCTACATGTTGTCTTAAAGCATCCGTATATGGTTTCATTTCTTCAGTTTCACTGAGTTTAACAAAATTTTCATCAATCTTCATAGATGCAAATGCTCTGTTGGTTGCCTGTTTACCATCTTTACATCTTTCAATTCCATCTTTTGCAAAAGTTACTACTGCTTCGGATACTTCTGGACCAAACTGTTTTATGATACTACCCAACATATATTCAGGAGTAGTGTTTGCCCACATATCATTTAATTCATTTGCCTTTTTATTTGTAATATGTAATATGGTAGTTCTATCATTTTTATCTTTACCAATTACCATAGTATCGTGAAATCCTAATTTATCAAATGCTTTGATTTCTTTTTCGTAATGTTTAATATCATCTGCATTCCCAGATTTTTTTGCTTCTTCGTATTTATCTTGTAAATGTGCACGGATTGCCTCATCATGTCCACCTATTGCCGGATTTGATTGAATTACATGAAATGGTTTTGATTCATCTATATTACTATTGTTTCTAATTGCATGCAAAGTGGCGTGTGCTCCATCAAAACTAGCATCTGCCCAATCTCTAAATGTTTTTGGGTCTTTTCTAAGTCCTTTATTACCACCTTTAAACCACAAAGATTCAGGGTTAGCTTCTAATCTTTTTAATTGTAAATCACCCCATACTTTTCTTTGTGCAAGATAATCAACTGCTTCTTCCGGAGAAACTCCTAATTGTTTAGAAACTTCACCAATTTTTCTTTTATTATCTTTTGCTTTTGCAAGAATATTTTGTTTTTCAACTTCAATTGCTTCTGCATTTTCTTCTTTAAAATTGGAAAATCCATTTTCTTTAAATTTATTTGCACCACGTGTCAATGTTGATTCCCCCCAAGATGCAACTGCACCACCTGGACCCGCTATTCCGTTATCTCTTAAATCATTTGTTTCATCCGATGATTTAATAATTTCAGAATCATCACCATTATTTAACGATTGTCTAGTTGTTTCTTGGTCTTGGTTTAATTTTTTTTGTTTAGGTGTTTCTGGTTGAGATGCTACAGGTTCAGGTGTTGGTTCTGTACCTTTTTCAGCTGATGATTGGAAATCACTACCACTTAACTTTTGAGATTGTTTAGGTTCTGATTGTTTTGCAGGTTGAGCCGGGTCTGTGTGAGTTCCTGCTTTTAATGCATCTGCTTTTGCTTCTTTACTTCCAAAGTAAATCAACTTCCCACTCTCCTTAGACCTTGCCGCAAGTGCTCTATCTGGTTTGGTTGCTTCTTTAATATACTCAAACACAACAGATGCTCTATCTGTAAGTTGTTGTGCAGAATCTATACCTCTTTCTCTTAAAAGTTTTACCAATATTTGTTTGTGGGATTCGTTTGTTAAATCAACAATCCCTACCTTATAACTTAACTCCTCTAATATCTCGTCAAAATTTGGATACATAATTTAATTTATCTAAATGGATTCCATAAACCTCTCTTATCCACTTCTTTTTGTGTAGATGGTGCAACTTTTGCATTCTTTTGATGTGAATACTTCATTGGGTTATACGGTTCTAATTCGGATGTATTTACATTACCATCAGCATCAGTTTTAGTTTCACCTCTTTCATCTCCCATTCTTACGATACCAACTGTTTTTGTTCTCTTGTTATACACAACTGAATCTACACCCATATCGGATTTATCAGTTTTTGTTTTTTTTGAACTACTATTTCCACCAAATACCGATGTTCCTTTTACAGGTTCAGAACTTTGAGCAGCTTGACCAGCAGTTGTAGTTTTACCTGCAATTGTTATCTTTGTATCAGGTCTTAACGTATGTTGTTTTTGATATGAATCAAATGCTGCCTGATTTCTAAAATCCATTTCCCTTAAAGGAATTAAGTTTACTAATTTCATATGTTTGTGTTTGTGTATATTGTATAAATATAAAACTTTATTGTAAATGAACCAAATTATCATAATTCGTTCCTTCATCTGCTTTGACAGGGAATCCACCTTTTTCCATAATGGTCGGTAGGAGGTTCAAAATTTGTTCCCTTTCGGATGGGTGGGTGTCGATTAAGAACGCATCATATGTGTATAAGATTATTTTTGATTTCATCCCATCCATAAACTCCAACATCTCTACCATCTTCATATAGTTTATTTCAGTTTCTAATGCTTGTAGAAGATAGTTAAATATTTTTTGTTGATTCGGTAATTCGATTCGATTATGATTAATTTCCCTTTTAAATAAAGGTGTCGTTAATTTACCCGAAATTACATACCGTTGATACAAACTTTCAATGTATGAATCTACTTTTTGAAAGAACGGTATCCCTCTTGCAAAGTCGTCTAAACCTCCATACAAATACTTAAAGGTTAATCCTTTTGCAGTATCGTAATCACACCCATAATGGTTTGCAAGGTATTGGTGAGCAGATATACCCGTAGGAAACTTATACCCTATCAACCCCGCGATTAAACGGATGTGATACGATTCATAATCAAATCCAATTAAAGTTCCTTCCTCAAATCTACTTATGATAGTTCCCCTACTCCCATCGCCTTTAGGAAGAGCAGAGTAATTTACGTTTAAGTGTCTATTGGATGGTCTACCCGTAATGGTATATGGATTGTATTGTGTGTGTACCCTACCCTCATTGATGTATCTATAATCGAAGCTAAATCTATCAATAAAATTTTCCACTTCGACTTGAACCCCCGCCCCTTCCACTTTTCCTAATAGAGAGATTGAATCCGAATACTTACGATACCAATCCTTTATCTCAAAACCTTCAGGTATTGATTTTAAGAGTTCGTACCACTTCATAAGAGGAATACAGTCGTTGTTGAAAAGATAATCATTTCTATACCCCTTAAAAAGAGTTTCTACAAAATCATTAAATACAAAAGGTTTACCTACTGATTCAAAATATACCCACTCATAATCAAGTCCGTTTGATTGGATATATCGGTTTCCTAATACTAATGTGTTTGGATTGCAGAGTTTAGATATTGGGAATGGTGTAACGGAATCTGCATCGATGTGTTGGAAATTTAAAATAAAATCCGTATCTTTGGTTTTTATATATACAAATGAAATTGGAAACATTGATTGATGTCCCCTTTGAGAACTCCATACAGGAACTATCAGTAAAATCTCCTCTGGATTTAGTAAGTGTAAATCTTTATCTGTTTCAATTATATTCATATCTACAAAGATACAAAAAATAATTCACATTTCAAAATTTATTTATGAAATTGTAAAATATTAGGTAAATATAATCCTAAATTTTTTATCTTTTCTGCACCCAATCGTATAGATGCAGTATTTGCATTAAATATACCTTTATCCATAACCATACCATTATCATTATATACCATATCTAATGGTCCTGCTATTCTCCAATAAATACTTTCAGATAACCAATATGGGTTTTTTAATAATTGTATATAAGTTTTTTCATCTATCTCATATACGAATCCATTTATATCGTTTGCTTTTTGAGTAAAAAATCTTTCTACAAAACCTTTAGCATAATCGGTTTCCGTTGGCGATGGTACAATCGTCTGTGGTATAAACAATGATGGTAGTTCTCTATCTTTAATTAAATCTGTGTACATTATTATATTTGTTTTCTTAACCAATCGGCAGTAATTGTAGTTAGCCAACCTTCTGCGTTAATTCCTTGTTGTATTGATGTAATTTGAAAACATCCGTTTTGATTATATACTTCTGGAACCCCATCTATAAGAAAATAGTCCGCAGTAGCAAGTCCTGATATACCATCAATTGCAATAGTAACAGTTATACCAGAAACTAAAACTGTATCTGGTGCCGGTGTTTTTACCAAATAATATTTTAATAAAGATTCATCTGTATAGATTAAATTATGTTTGTCATTACCAATTTTAAATCTAACAAAGGTTTTATCTAAAGATTCATTAGCTTGTTTTACTTTTTCCGTTTTTGCTTTTTCTTTTGCTACTTTAGCTTCATTCAATTCTTTATCCGATGGTTTTTTGGCATCTTTTGCATCTTTTGCAGCATCTTCCTGTTTTTTCCTATAAAGTTCTTTTTGTATTTTAACTTCAATCGGATTTATAGAATGAAAACCATCTGCATTTTTAAGAGTTTTCATATCTGCATTTTCAGCTAAATTTTGCTTATATCTTAAATTTTCAGATTGTTGAGTACCACTATCCTCCGTTGCTTCTGAAATTTCTAATTGAGATGCATACAAAGTTTGTCCTGCCATCATATCACTCATTTGAAAATCAAATGAAAATGTTTGTACAATTGAATTTGTTGGTCCAATTTTAAATCTATATGTAGGAGAGTTTGGTGTTGGAGTAAATACTCTTGGTAATTTTCTATCAATAATTGTTAATCCTTGATTTGAATTTGAACTACTATCTGGAGTTGATAATTCAAGATAGGAATACCCATACATACTCATTTGAATTAAAGTTAAAAGTTCGTATAATAAATCTGAATTTTTAATTGAATTCTTTTTTAAATCTGCAAATCTTTCATAATTTATAAATACATTTAATAAATTACCAGTATAAGCAGGTAATTCTATGTTAGTTGGGTCTGTTGGTAATTTAAAATTAGTAATTTTCGCACCACTATCATCCAAAATAAATGAATAACCGTTTATTAAAGATTTTTTTCCATCGGAAACTTTGAATGTTTGTTTTTTTGTTTTAGGGTCAGTAACTTTTATATGCCCAACTTTAATGTTTCCATCAATATCTACATTTATATCAGGTAATGTTCCGGGAAAAATAACATTTTCGTTAGATGACATCATAAATTTTGTGGCAGATACTGGTAACACTTTATTATCACCAACCGTACCACATACTATATTAGGTGAAAGATGTAACGAATTTATAATTTCTAATATTAATCTAAACGAAATGTAAGGAGTTTTTGATATTGTGTTATCTTCTGCTTTTTTCTCTTCTATACCCCAATTAAAAAATTCCTTTTCCCATTTTTTTGTATCTTTAAAAGTTGTCAATAAGTTGGTATCTATATCTTCTGCAATTTTTGTAATATATGATTTTACATCACCTTTTACTACTTTTGCACTTTTTTTACCTTCTGATTTTGAAGATTGACTAAGTAATTGAGATGCTAATTCGTTTCCTGCTGATATTTCTAAACTTACATTATATGTTCCATCTGCATCAACCGAAAATGAATAAGTTAAAACTTTACCCGTCCAAACGTCATAATTACCCTTTGTATCTTCTAATTTTTTTAAATATGTTTTTTTATTAGCTGCCCATTTTTCCTCCAATGGAGAATACACATTTGTAAATTCTTCTACAAAAGATTTCCATTTATTTTTTGGAAATAAATTATTTTGAATTTCATTAGTATTGGTAGTTAAATCTGAATTATTTCCATATTCTAATAACAATTGCATACCTGGTCTTAAAAAAAACATTTCAAACATTTCCAATTGTTTTAGTGAAAATACTTTTATGTTTAATTTTGCCGTTTTTAATACTGCGTTTTCACCACCATCTTCAATTTGCAAATCAATAATTAAAGGTACTGATAATTTTCTGTTTGATTCACCGATTACTTCAATTGCTTTTCCATCTAAATCATATCCTACAATGGTATTACCGGTTTGATATAATTTACCAATATCCGTTGTATTTGATAAAACACACCCATGATATTTTGCATTATATTTTTCATCTACAATCATATCTACACTATGTTCGGTAGTTGTTACAACGGCGGGGGATGTTAATATAACAAATGGTTGTGTTTTAATTAATCTACCAGGGTTACTAGCTCTTAATTCTAATTCGTTTGTAATCCACTTTTTTATGGGTTGGATATATGGAATTGCGGGCATAACTTATTTATTTATCTTGTCAAAATCTCTTAAAATAGTTGGTAAATCTGATGGTATTCTTAATTGAAGACCTGGTTCTATATGAAACGAAGCATCGTTTAAATTATTTGCAATTGAAATAACCCACCAATATGACTTATCTCCATAGTATTTACTTGCCAATATATCCAATCTATCACTTGCTTCCGATATTACATACATATCGTTATCAGTTGCTTTTATTTTTGGATATATAACAGAACTTAAATACTTTCTTTTAGTATTATCAGTTGTTAATTCGGTTGTATATTGGTATCTACTAGCCATTTTTATCTATTTACTTAATTTCATAGTATCCCATGTCCATAATAAGCTGCTATTTCCTCTGAACTCATTTGGGTTTCATCTATTGGTTCAACGCCTATTTGTATTTGTTTATATGTTATTTCTCCCGTATCTGATAATGCTTGTAATTCCTCAGGAGATGATGTATCTGGTGCTTTAATTGATTTTTTATCAAATACTCTAGTACCATTAAAATTATATTTAAATTCGTTATCTTCTATTTTATGATTTTCTATTATTTTTATTCCAATAGAAACATCCATTACAGATGGGTATAAAGAATTATCACCATCTGATTCATTTTTTGGATTAAAATTAGACCAAACAACGTTATCATCTATAGCAAATGATAAACTTTCCATATATCCAAACATATCTTTATATAAATCACCAATTGAAAATGTTATTAAATTTGGTGAAAACGCATATTGTGATGTTTGAGAACCGGCATATGTCATTACTGAAATTTTACTATCAGGAAATGTTAATGATTTTAAATATTCTATTTTTTTAATCATTGATTGTTTTGAAGAAATATCCATATAGTATAATTTTAAATTGAACTTTACAGAACGTTCAACTCCTTGATACCTATACGTTTTAAATGGATTTCCAACATATCTAAAATTACTCCATTCTGGTTGTATATCTTCATTTATTCCGGATATTGCTCCTACAAATGGAACTATTGTATTACTACCATATTTTTGAAATGTTATTGGAACTTGATTTTGAAAACGATTTTCTTTTATCCAGTCTTGTAGTGCTAAATCTTTTTCAAAATATTGAATATCATTCAAATCTTCATTTGACATACTCCAAGTTCTATTTTCAACGGATGTTCTCTGTGTTCCTCTTAAATGTGTTGAAAATGGTTTTTTATTTGTGTAAGCATTTTCATTAGATTTATTTTTTAAAGAATCACTCAATTTTGTTAAACCATCTTTACTTCCAAATTTATTTAATCCTTGAATTGCCAAATTAGTTGCAAGACCTATTGGAGATGAGCCACCTTGTGATAGTGAATTAAGAACTGAATTGGGTGTAGGACTTTGTTTTATAGTATAATCAGTACCCTTTTCTACTACATCTTTTAAACCTGCTTCTGTGAATGCAGTTAATGTAATTGGTTTACTTAATGGGGTATCTCCTTTAAATATAGTATCCGATGGTCTGTTTGCAACTCCACCAATAGCTCCCGCTATTTGCCCACCTACTAAATCTGCAACAGTATTGGGAGAAGATGCTAGTAATGCTGCTGCTCTTGGTGGATTAACTAACCCTCTACTATCTATACGAATAAGTTCTTTATTGTATAGTTCTTTTTTTCCAGAATCAAAAAGTTCTAATATTGTTGGCATTTATAGTGTATTGATTTACTATAAATATGAGTTATTTAAATTTATTACATTCTCGGAGTTCCACCATCTCTTCTATTAACTGCCATTGTTTTTAAACTCGATGCCATTAATTGTTGGTTTAATTTAATTCCATTAACACTAAGAACAGGTTTAGAATCAGTTTCCAATAAGATAGCTTCTAATAATGCAGCACTTACACCCATTAGTTGAACCATTTTTATTTGTAATTTTACTTGATATTCTGCCGCAGATAACATCCCTGCCGGTACTGATACTCCACCACCCTGTGCTCCAGGTGCTCCAACAACAGTAGTTGTTCCTGCTTTGGCAGGTGTTTTAGCCGTAGATGGTGCTTTAGCTGCGGGGGCAGATGGGGCAGTCATTGTACCCCAGTTTTGATATAACCCATATGCACCACCTAATACACCACCAACTGCACCACCAACAACATTACCAACACCTGGAATAATTGAACCTATCATTGCACCATAACCTGCACCAGATAATGCAGAACTTGCAATATCAGCACCTGCTGCCGTTTTTTTGTTTCCTTTTGCGGCTTGGTCTTCTCCAAAAGCATTCAACGCCAAACCACCAATAATACCAGGTAATCCACCTTTAAGTAATTTCGCGCCACCTTTTAATAAATTGGCAGGTTTTAAAGAATTAGTAATCTTTGGTAATAAACTTTTAGCGGAATTAAATATTTTTGACATTTTGCTTCCTCCAGGTCTAGGTCCACGAGGTCCTTTTGGTCCTCTTGTTTTTCTTGGTTTTTTATTTTTAGAATCAGGTCCATCACTATCCAACATATCTGTAACACTACTATCACCATCCTGATTTACTACAAATACTTTCTGAACTCCACCCATTAATTTTTCAATACCCTTTCCTACAATATTACCCCCAATTCCACCGGCAATAGCTGCTAATCCAGTTCTCCAATTTTCATCAAACATTCGTTCAATACCCAATTTAGCTGCATCCGCTGCATTTTTAATTGCACCTGAACTTGTAATAAATGTATTTTCTTCTAACGTATTTAATTTTGATTCTGCCATTTGTTGGCCGAGTAAAAACGATTGGTATTTTTGATACGCAGGGGATTTTAAATATGAATTTGTTATTTCATTTTCTAATAATGCTTGGTCTTTTTGTTGTTGTAATAAATTCTTTTGATATTGTTTATATCCATCAGATTCCAAATATGCTTTTGTTATTTGACCTGATAATTTAGCATCTACAATTGCAGTCTGTGCTTGTATAGATGCCGTTTGTGATGCTAATGTAGATTGTGCAGATTGTGTTGTTTTTAAAAATTCTTTATTACCACCTTTTACATTTCCAGTTTGTGCACTTACATCTTTAGCACTACCAGTTGCAATTTTTTGTATTGAATCCAAATCCATTCCACCCAAAGCTTGTGATAATGCTTCTTGTTGAAACATATTCATCTTTGTTGGGTCTAACCCTTGTGCTTTTATGGATTTTAATGCATCATCGGTTTTACCTTGTGCAAATAGTGCTCTTGCTTCTGAAAGGTTTACATTTTTACCTAACATTGCAGATAACTCCATTTCTTTTTTGATACTATCTTTGTAGTTCAAAACCATACTCTTACCTGCTTTCGCTATATCGCCAAATGAAACTCCTAATTGTTGTGCATATGCAACTTGCTTTTGTAATGCAGGACCTGATTTGATTTGGTATCCTAATGCTTCTTTGGATGCTTGTGCAACCTCTTCCATATATCCACCCAAATCTATACCCGCAGAATCTGCCATTGCTCGCATACCCTCCGTCATATTTAATGCACTTTCATTTGTAAGTTTGCCCATTCTTTTAAAGAACGACATCATACCTGATATATTTTCAGAAGATTGTCCCGTTCTTTTTTCTAATACCGCCATATCAGCTGCTACATCGGAAGTTACTTTAGTACCCAATGCTTTTGTTGCAGTTGTTAAAGAAGCGGCTACATTTTCTGCACCAACACCTGCTAATTGCATTTGTGCTGCACCATACCCAATTGAACCTATACCTTTACCATAAAGTGCAGTTTTAGCAGCTGCTTTGAATTCGGCTGCACCCGTTTGTAATTGTGCTGAAAATTGTATTGCTGCTCTTTGAGATGAATGTGCAGCTTCAATAGTTAATCGATTTACCTCATTGGCAGTATCTATACTATTTTGATTTACTTCTAAACCTATTTGTTTACCTATGAATCCCTTTTTCTGTTCAAGTTTATTAAGTTCACCATAAGTATTTATATTATTTTGCTTTGTTTCTAAATCTGCTCTTTGGGTTATAAACCCACGTTTATTAGCAAGTTTTAAAACTTCTCTTTGACCATCGATTAGATTTTGTTTTGCATCGTTTAATGCTTTAGTACCTGCTTCCGTTTCCGCACCAAAATATTTCATTGATAATGCGCCCGCAGCTGCTCCTAAAGCAGTCATTGCTAATCTTGCACCTTCGGCATTTTTTTCAACTACATTTTTAAGAACACCTCCAAATTCTTGCATTAATGGAACACCCGATGAACCTACATGGTCTATTGCTGCATTTAATAATCCTGCTTTTTTAGCAGTTTTATCATATGCCTTTTCAACGGATTTCATTTCTGAACCCATATCTTTAAATACTTGCAATAAATCTTCGGTTTCTTTAGTGTTGAGTTGAGATGATTTTAACATCCTATCAAATCCAACACGCATTTCTTTTAGTTTTTTATTAGCTTGCTCTTGGGTCATTACACCATCTTTAACATCTTGATGGTATTGTGCAGCTAAACTTTGAAAATCTCCCCACATTTTGGAAAGTTTTCCAGTAGCAGTTACTTGTTCTTCTGTTAAACCTTTTGCTTCTTTTAAACCATTATTTATAAGTTCTTGTATAGCTAATTGACCTTTTAATTTTTTTTGAGCTTGCTCATATAATCTATCATTTTCTTCTAATCCTACAGTTGTTTTGGCAAAAGCACTTTCTAAACCAGCGGTTGCCTGGTCTTTTTGTGCTTTAACTGAATTTTTAGTTGCTAATTTGGGTTTTTTTGGAGCAGCCATTTATTATATATTAACTATATTTTTTAATTACCGCATCAATCTCTGTTGTATCAAGATTTCTGTTTTTTGCCATAGCTTTAGCTGAAGCTAAAACTTTATTCATATCGTTATCCCATCCAGACCATATATCTGCCAGTTCCGGGTCTTTATCTCTTAAACGAGATAACCATCCAGATTCTTTATTTTGTGATTTTGCTTTTAAAAATAAATTGAAAAATTTATCTAAAACTCCTTCTGATAATACTCTTTTGGACATAATCGTATTTTTAATTTATATTACTCATATAAATATCATCTTCTTTTAGTTTTAGATGAATTATTTGTATTAGATGGTTTAGATTTTTCAATATTCTCTCTTTCTTCCTCTTTTACTTTTAATAATTCTTTCCAATAGAACTGACGGAGTTTAGTTGACATGAAATATAAATCATGCCAATTAAACCCACCATTTGCATAATAAACCATTTGAAAAATAGTTTCATGCAATAATACGGAATAGTTACTCGGAAGGGTAAAAAAAGTCTATCCCAAACGGGATACGGAGAGCCTCCGTCTCACCTGCTGAATTTTCGTATTCGGTAACTAAATCTAAATCGGGAGTGAATGATAAAATATGTTTTCTCAATGCTTTAGAGTCCATTGCTAATAATCGATTCGAAACAAAGTTACTAATATATCCTAAATCTCTATTACCATCTACTTCCGTAATGATTCTTCTGAATCTCGTAGTGATTTCGTTTCCTTGTTTTAAAACTTTTTCACTTGCTTCAACATCTTTTTGAATTGCAAGTTCATCACCATGAGTAAGTAATTTAAATTTAATTGGAGTTTTTGATTTTGGTAAAGTAAATTCGTATTCGTTATTTCTATTTAATAAAGTATAATCGATTTCTTTTGTTTTTAATTTAGATAAATCTATTTTTACAGTTACATCTTCCTCTGATACCGAATCATTTACCGTAACATCGTATTCAGGACCAAACGCTAACATTCTTGTAATAATCAAAATTGCGTTTTTATCACCAATTAAAAGGTCATTGATATTAACACCAGGTTCTACTACAATTGATTCTAATAATCTATCCAAATGTATTCCTTTACGGATTAAATTGGTAGAAGTTAAAATATCTTCTTCTTTTGCAGTCATCAATTTAAGAGTAATCTCTCCTTTTGCTAAAGGTGAACTCTCTGGGTATGTTAAACCTTTTGATGGTAATGAAATAACTTCCGTTGCAAATGGGAAGTTTTTTTGAGTTGGAGCTTGGGGTGTCCCTAAACCTCTCGTAACTTGTTGTTCTAATTGTTCTTCCATAATATAACTTAATGTGTTTATTAATATATATCACATTTTTAAAAAAATAAAGGGGAACATTTCTGCTCCCCTCATATTTCAATTACTTTATTTAATTTTAGTACTCTAATACTGCGTAATCAAATGTTAAAGTTAATTCAATTGATACAGGGTCGTTTGAAGCCCAATCCAATTCACCAAAGTTTGCTGATGTAATGAATGCTCCTTTGATTGTCCATTGCTCAACCTTATCACCAACTGGTCCTAACAAATAGAAAGTAATATCCTTCTTATAGAATGCTGCGTATCCATCTCTACCCGTTAATGATTCGTGTGATGTTCTAATCCACTCCATAACTTGTTGTGCTCCTGATGGAACGATTGGGTCATAAAGTGTGATATTCATATCATCCCAGTTAGATTTTCCCTTTATCTTACGCTTTACGTTGATATGGTCTAATTCAACTATTTCTGAAGTAAATGTTGGTCTACTTGCAGTTTTGATGATGTATGATTCTATACCATTGATTTCCATAATGAATCTGTTACCAAGCTTTGGTTCAAAATTCTTATAAAATATCTTGTCAAATTCTAATATTTCTGGCATTTTCTTTTTATTTAAATGTTATTCTCTAATAAATATGGTTTTTTAAAATTATCCGTTAAACGCCGCTCCAGTTGGTAAGATGTTGAAATCAATTTGAATGAATTCAGCTGTCTTAGTTGGTTGTAAGTAGATAGCTCCTTTCATAATGTTTCTATCAATTACATCTGGTGTGTTGTTTGAATCATCCATCACAACTCTAAATGCATAAAGTCCTTGTCTTTGTTGAATTGCTTCTAAGTAAGGGTTTACGATGTTTAAGAATCTGTTTCTAGTTTCAGAAGTATTTTGTTCGAATACTAAATATCTTGAAGTAGATGCGATGTATTTTCTAACAGTTAATAATAATCTTCTTACATTGATTCTATCCAATGCAGATGGTTTATCTTGTAATGTTTTTTGTCCGAATACTACGATACCTTGTCCTGGGAACTGAACGATTGGATTTACCTTTCCTTCATATAATGTATCTTTTTCCGATTGAGTTAAACGATTTTGAACTGCTACTGCTCCAATCAATCCACCTCTATTTAAACCCGCTGGTGCGAACCATTCTGCTGCTACTCTATCGTTAGATGCAAATACACCAGGTAATAATACTGATGGTGGTACTGCAATTAACTTATTAGTATTAACATCAATAGTTTTAATCCAAGGGTAGTAAGATGCTGCGTAGTTAGAATCAACATCATTTGCTTGTCCTACTGCGTTTGTTATTGAATCCGAATATGTTGTTGTGTCCATTATGTAGAAACAATCACTTCTTTCTTCAACCATATCTAAAATATCAGTTGTTACCGCGGTGTGCAATCTTCTAATAACACCAGGAGTTACAATCATATTAACATCGTATTCATCTTGGTTAGATAATGCCGATACGTGCTTTCCGTAAGCAATAGAGCCAGATGATAATGATGTAGAAAGATTAAATCCTTGTGAGTTTCCTGCTATAATACTATCTCCTTTGTAGATAGGTGTTGCGGGGCTCATACCATCAAAACCTTCTTGGAATGCTACTAAGAATTGTGCTGCTGAATTACCAACAGATAATGCTCCTCCGTTTGCCGCATCTACTCCAAATGCTACGTTAGCACCTACACCTGCTCCGTTAGGAATTGGCTTTAAGTAAATTGAGTTATCAGTATTACCATCTAAATCAATACCACCATATACAGTTGCCGAAGAACTAACATAAGTTACTGAAGGAATTAATGAACCAATTCCTGCTGATGCTGAGATTGGTAATGTATAAGCTCCATGTCCAAAAGGAACTGCTTGAACTGGTGAGTTTTCGTTTAATTCAGAAATTCTAATATATTTTGAGTTATTAACCCAATCACCATTTTCAGTTATTTTACCATCTGATGCAATTGTTCTTTTTCTATCACCAATTACTCTTGCGATGTAGTTAGGAGAGTTAGGGTCTAAGTTTACATTAGAATAAGTTTCCAATACTACTTTCTTTTTGTTTGTATCAGAACCATCTCTAACAACAACTGTGAATGTACCGTAATCAGTACCATTTACAGAACCTGCTGCTTTAATGTTTGTAATACCGATTTTAACTTTAGTATTTGCTGCATTTCCCGCACCAATTGTTTCAAAACGGAAAAGATTTGTTCTTTCTCCAGAAATCAATTGTGATTGGATAAATGGTGTCAATGCTTCTTGTGCATCAAATGTATATGCTTGGTCTGCTAATACCGTTACACTTGCACTTGTAGCTGATACAAATGGAACATTATGATTTTTAAAAAATCCATAAACATAAGGTTTTTTTGCTCCAAATGCAGATAATCCAAATACAGATTCAATATCATCCGTATCAGATGCTTCCAAAGATGCGGATAATAATCCTGCGTTTGAACCCGAAATTAAAAATTGACCAGATGAACCGACTGTTACAGTTGTTCCTGCAAAACCTGCGTTTGAACCACTTGCCGTATTAAATAAAATACCAACAGATGCCGATATTGAACCCGAAGTTACTGTTAATAATAAAGGAGCAGTTTCAGTATATCCGCCGATACCCGCAACTCTACAAATTGTAGCAGTTCCTGCTTCTCTTAAATATGATTGTACTGCTAAAGGTGTGTAGTATGTATCATCAACTGTTCCGAACAAAGTTTCGAATTCTGTTTGAGAATTAACGATTGTTGGAACTAATGGTCCTTCTTTAAAAGGTCCGATGAATGCTGCACCAATATCAGCTACACCTTGTTGTAAAAATGAAAGGTCGTTTTCTTTTGTAAAAACACCTGGTGATACTATTTTGTCTGCCATTTTGTATTCTAATTTAAAAATTTTATTATCTTAATATAAATATAAAAATTATTTTCAAAACAACAATTTATTATTTGTAGTTTGGAGAGAAATAATCATATACCTGGTCTACTAAGGCTAAAGTTTGTAATGTGTTATAAAACAATACTGGTCCGATTTGTCCATTCCAAAATGATGTTCTTGCACTATTTGAACCTATCGTTACATAGTTTGTAGATGATGGTGCAGTAAATGCTGCTGAGGTAAGTATTCCTACTGATACACCATCTACATATATTGTACAAGTACCACTTGGTTGGAATGCCGCTGAAATCATATACCAAACATTTGATGATAATGATGTTGCTAATTGTGCACTATTTCCTAATGTACTACCATAGAATTTAACTCTATTTAAAGTAGAACTATCGGTTGATTCAATTGCTAAACCATAAAAACCTGCATAGTCAAAAATGTGTCTTGTAGTTGTACCCAATGTTGTTGTAGGTCTTACCCAAACGTGAATAGTACCTGTATTAGTATTAAATTGAGAAATACCACCATTAACATTTGATGCGGTATCTTTATAGAACAAATCACCACCATCAAAAGAATAATATCTTTCTTTTCTACTTGCACCACTATTGTATGCTGGGTTTGAACTTGCTCTTGATAGAGGGCCCTGTGCTCCAGGTCTAACACCCGTACCATACCCACTCATATCCAATAAATCCACCGTTGGTGTACCGGTTGCAGGTAGAGAACCTGCTGCAAATGATGCAGTTTTAGCAGGCTCTAAATACATTCTTAATCCAGATGCAGGAATAGATGGTTGTGTGGTTGTTCCTTTGTTGTGTGATATTGTACCATTTGCCAAATAAACGTCAGCATTCTCCACATTAAGTGTTACAATTTCAACATCTTCTATTATTTTAGCAACATCATATACCAAAACTTCAACTAAACCACCATTTTCATCATAAGTTAATACTGAATCTCCTGGTAATATAGTTTCTACTATTTTAAAGTGATATTTTTGTGTTTCAAAATCAAACACATATAATGGGTGAGTTCCAGTTGCTTTTATTAAACCATTGTTAATATTATAATATCCACTTGCAAAATTAAATGTAATATCAGATACAGTTACATCTTGATATTCACCTGCTGCGGTCTCCGAATTAAACATTCTCCATTCTGTTGATTCTGTATCTGTACCATCTAATGATTCATCTGGCAATCCTGCTGGCACCCATGCTTTAATTACATCACCAACTGCCAAATCTTCTACATTTACAACAGTATTATCTGCTTTTGTTACCGGAGTATCAAATAATAAACAGAAATCAGTTTGGTTAATTGTGTTATAAACATCAACTGCGTATAATGTTTTTGTAACAGTAGAGTTATAATTGGTTGCCGCAGTATTAAAACCATCGTTATAAGTCATTGATAAAACGGATTGTGCTTCCGAATATGTTGATACTGCTATTGATGCAGGTGTTACTGGAAAAGATGGAGTTGCTCCTAATGTTGCACTACCAACCGTAAAGTTTGCATTATTAAATGATACTGTATAGTTTGCAGCTACACTACCAACTCTTGTACCATGAGCAGCTCCTGCACTTCCAAATGTAAATGTGGCGTTTTCTGCAGTACTTTCTACAATATATGTAAAAGTTGGTGGAGTTACTGTTACTGAATCAATTGCAAATGAACCAAATGAAACTTGCGTTCCAGCTGCAGCATTTCTTGCATTTAATGATGATTCTTGTGAAGTTCTTGCTGAACCTACAGTTGCTCTGTATAAATTTCCTAAAGATAAATTAGTTTTTGGCATATTAGTATGTGTTATTCTCCGTTATAAATATCTAAAAGTTTTTCTTTCCATACATCTTTATTTCCAAAATGTGTTTTCATCCAATCTTTTAGTTTGTGATGTTCTGTTTTTCTTTCTTCATAACTATCTTTACAGATTTGCTCATAGGTTTCCTTAAAAGTTTCTGCATCTTTTGCTTTATATTTGTAGTCAAGGGGAATACACCAGTTTTCATGTAATATTGGTATCTTACCCCAATCAACTGCTTCAAATATTCCATATCCGAAGGGTTCATTTTCAAAACACGAGTGAGATACACCCCAATCAAGTCCGTAGAACCTTTCTTTAAATTTATAATCAAACTTATAAATTTTACTTTTTTCGAATTTATGTCCATACTTCTTTCGGTAATATTTATTAAATGTTTCTGAATTTGTTGAAATGTAATTTTCAAATGGCTCTATGAACTCTAAATTCTTTCTACCTTCCGCTCTTGCGGCAAATCCAATTTTTAATGACTCCGAAACTTCTTTATTTGCTGTAAATTCGTAACAATTTGGTATATGATATAAATTTTCTGTTTTATATGGAAAATGATATAATCCTACCCAAACTTTATTTTTAATCTTATCAATCATTTCTGATTCATATTCCCAATTACCATACCAATGTAAGTATTCATCTTTTTCCATTTGTGCCATTAAAGACACTTTTGTTAAATTATGAAAAACGATTGAATCAATCTTTTCCAAATTTTGATGAATAGCTCTGGTTGGAGTGTAATGACCATGTAGAATATGTATCCGTCTTGCACCTTCTAAATGTTTTATAATTTCATCTTCAGATGTTTCCCAAATATGGTCAATATTGATTTCAAAATCCTCATAATTTTGAGGTTTATGTCTATGGAAAAGAAGAAGTGGCTTTACCTCTAAATCAGGAGCCACTTCTTTTATCCATTGTGTTACCCACATATCTGCACCACTATTGAACCAGGGTCCTCCTGCGGTGGTATAGTAAACGTCGTACATTTATTAAGAACCTATTTGTGCTTTTAACTCTTCTATTTGCTTTTGTTGTTCTTTAATCGCTTCTACCAATAAACCCATCATTTTAGAATAATCTAACGCTAAGAAACCATCTTCTCTAGTTTTAATTACTTCTGGTAAAACTTCTTGAACTTCTTGTGCTATCAAACCCGTCTTTGGAGTTGATTTTGTTACTTCATTTACATCATCATTCCATTCCCAAGTTACACCATTTAATTTAGATACTTTATCTAATGCGTTTGGAATAATTTGAATGTTATTCTTATGTCTCTTATCTGAAGTAAAGAATGCCGTAATATCACCTGTTGCAGTAATAGTTCCGTTAATGGTTAAGTTACCATGTGTTACTGCCGAAGTTGTTAATAATGCTTGGTTAATTATTGTTCCATATCCAGTTGTAGAAGATATAGTTACTTGCGAAGAACCTGATACAGTTCCGGTTGGTAATAATGGAGTTACTTGTGTAGAACCTGAAACTACACCCGTTGGTAAGTTTGCAATCGTTTGTAGTGAACTCGAAACTATACCACCTGGAATACCAGTTATTGATGTGTAATTTACTTGTGATGAACCCGAAAATAGTGTTCCAAGTGCACTTCTAATTTGGTCAGAGGTAACTGAACTACCCAATGCGGTGGATGTACCTGCTATTGTTATTGAACTATTTGTTAATTGTGCGTTTCCAATTCCTGTTACTTGTGATGAACCACTTACTATTCCTGCTGGTATAGAAGATATATTTGCGTATGTAATTTGTGATGAACCAGTTACTATTCCACTTCCACCTAATATTTGTGAAGAACCCGATATTACACCATCCGTATTAATTTTAGTTTTAATCGTTGTATCGATTGAACTTGTAAATGAATTTAAATTTGTTATAGATGTATTTGATGAGCCCGTTGCAGCTTCTAATGCGGTTAATGTTGCTGCACTTAATGATTTTACAACACTTGTACCTTCTACAAATTTAATTGAACCGGTTGATATATAAAGGTCTCTCCAAATTTTATCAGCAGAACCTAAATCAAATGCGTTTGTTGTTTGTGGAATAAGAGATGAACTCAAAGATGCTACAACATTTACAGTATCAGCAGTTGCATCACCAATTGTGATAGCTCCACCTAATGTTAAATTACCATCAATTTTCGCATTTCCCGTAATATCCAATGATGAACCCGAAATTCCAGCGAATGAACCCTGACTTCCTGTTCCGGAAGCTCCTAGTGTAATATCACCGGTTGCTCCTCCAATTTGTAATGTTCCTAAGTCTGTATTTACATACGGCTCTCCGAATGCTAACGAACCAGATTTTTGTGCGTTCGTCCCACGTCTAAATTTAAGTCCCATTTTAGTTTACTCTTTTTTTTAGTTTAAAGTATAGGAAAACCCCATACCCATATAAATATCTATTTATTTTCTAATCGTTTAATTTTTGCTGATAATTCTTTGATTGCTTCAATTAATAATGGAACTATTTTTTCATATTGAACTGCTTTGTATCCGTTATCTCTATTTGTTACGATTTGTGGAAGTATTGATTCAATTTCTTGTGCAATTACTCCAATATCATTTCCTTTGTGAGAGTGTATTTCATCATATCCTTCTTTCCAATCATATGTATTACCACTAATCGATTCAACTTTTTCTAATGCGTTTTGAATTGGTTGGATATTTTCTTTTAATCTAATATCCGATGAGTAAAATGCAGTAATATCATTAGTTGCTCTAATTTCACCTGCTAACGCTGATGCGGCAGTTCCAATACCCAATGAATTAAATTGATAATCACCAGATGAACCACTATGAATTGCAGTTCCGCCTAATACTTGCGATGAACCCGAAACTATACCACCTGGAATAGATGAAATACTTGTATATGTTATTTGTGATGAACCACTAACTGTACCGTTAGGTAAATGTGCTATTGTTTGTGTCGAACTACTAACTATTCCCGCTGGTATTGAACTAATACTTGCGTATGTAATTTGAGATGAACCACTAACTAATGTAGGTAATGAACTAATACCACTAAAAGTAATTTGAGATGAACCACTAACAATATTAGCAGGTATAGAACTAATATCTGCGTATGTAATTTGAGATGAAGATGATACAACATTATCTCCACCTGCTCTTAGCAATTTGGATTCAGCATCCAATGGTCCTGCTTTCCAATAATCGTTTGTTGTATCCCATAGTAATGAACCAGAAGTAAGTGTTCCAGTTGCATCTCTAACTACTAAACCTGCATTTGCTGAACCTGCTCCATTTAATTGGATAATGTTATCTTTAATATTAAGAGTTGTACTATCTATAATAGTTGTAGTTCCTAATACTGTTAAATTTCCCGCTAATGAAACATCTGTTCCAGATACAGTTATTGCCCCTCTTAAAGATGAAGTATATGAGTTTAAAGATGTAATATCATTTGCTATAGAACTACTAAATGTTGAATAGTTAGTTGTTGCCGTAATATCAACTTGTGATGAACCCGAAACTATACCACCTGGAATAGATGAGATACTTGTGTATGTAATTTGAGATGAACCAGATACTACTCCTGTTGGTAATATTAATGTAATTTGAGATGAACCACTAATCACACCCGTTGGTAATAATGGAGTTATTTGAGAACTACCACTTACTATACCTCTACCGTTTGTTTCGTATGATGAAGTTGCTGCTTCTATACTATTTAATCTACTATTTGCAGATGCAGTAAATAATTCAATATTAGTAAATTTTGAATTTAAATCTAATCCACCAAATGCAATTGAGTTTATATAAGCTACACTAGCACTAAGAGTTAATACTCTTGAATCTACCGAAGTTGAGTATCCATTAAAAAATCCAGAACCTGTCCACGAATTTAATGATGCCGTTACTGAATTTATTTGATTAATAGATGCACTATGTGATGCAGATATAGCTTCTAATGCTATTAATTTATTGTCTATTCCACCACTCCATGCATTTGCAGATGATGTGTATGATAATAAAGATGCACTTACTGAATTTAATTGTCCAATTGAAGAACTAACCGATGCAGATGTGTTTTCTAAATTATCTAATCTAATTTTAGTAGATGCAGTAAATTCGTTTGTTCCGAATATACTTGCAGTAAATGCATTTAATGAAGAAGTAGTTTGATGAATACTTGCTAAATCACTATCTACGGATGAAGTATAAGTAGATAGTGTATTATTTTTGTTATCTTGTGATTGAGTAAATTGTCCTAATAATGAAATAGAATTATCTACACTTGCAGATTTACTTTGTAAGTTGCTTAATCTACTATCTACCGATGTTGAATATACAGTTACACTATCACCATTCAAACCAACAACTGTAGATGAACTAATTGAACCAACTACACTTAAATTTGTATTAATTGCAAATCTTGTATTAGTATGTTCCCAACTCATTGAAACATTTGCTCCTGCTATTTCGAATCCAGAACCATCTGATAATAACGATGTTGTAGAACCACTTGATAGAGTTAATAATTTATCCTCTATGTAAGTATTTGTTGTATTTAATGATGTTTGTGTACCATCTACAATTAAGTTTCCTATTATTCTTGTATTTCCACCAGTTACATCGATTGCAGTTTTTAATGAGTGAGTATATTCGTTAATAGAAGATGTGTGCTCATATATAGATTGAGTAAAAGTATTCATTGAACCAGTATATGATGCAATTACTATATCTTTAAATTCTTGAGAAGATGTAAAGGTATTTATTGAACCAGTATATGATGCAATTGCTAAATCTTTTGCTTCTTGAGATGATGTAAATGATTGTAAAGATGCCGATGCTAATTGCAATTGGTCTAATCTACTATCCACACTACCAGTATAAATTGCTAATGTTGAATTTTTAGTTTCTTCCGAAGAACTAAATGAGTTTAAACTTGCAGTTGAATCTTGTAATCTATCTAATCTACTATCTACCGATTCAGAAAATGTGGTTATATTAATACCATTTACGCTACCCGTAAGAGAACCCGATAAACTATTTGCATAAACTACACTCCATTTTGCAGAGTTATTACCTACATCATATAGATTATTAGTACCAGGAATTAAATTTGTAGTAAATACACCTAATGCAGAAATATTATCCGATTGGTTGTTTCCTAAAAATAAATTACCAGAAATGGCAACATCTCCACTAAAATATGCGTTTGATGCAGTAAGGTTTCCTGTTAAATTGATATTACCAACTGAGGATGTATTTAATGCAAGTAATGTGATAGGATTTCCATCACCAATTGATACTTGTAAAGAGTTTTTTCCTTTGTGTAAATATAATTCACCATCTAATATTGAAGATGATATATCAGATGTTCCTCTTCTAATTTGAAATATAGCTGCCATTTAATCCGTTTGAGTTTTATATAAATATAAATAAATACTATTTTGTTGAATTTATTTGTAACTATCTCCCCCTACCCATAAAACTAAACTTTTTCGTATTCCTTTTGTTATTGGAGTTACTCTATGAAGTAAAAATGATGGAAAAAGAATTGAAGTTCCTTTTAATTTTTCAACTTTTTTAAAATCACCACCTGACCAAATTTCTAAATCACCTCCTTCATAATCATTTGGGTCTGAAAGTTGTATTGTTATACTAATTTTTCTGTGATTGATTAAACCTGGTCCAATATCTAAATGCCAATCATAATGCCCGCCACCTTCGTAATATTCGGTATATTGTATTGAATCTACAATTGAATGTAAATTGAATTGCCAAATTTGTGAATTTGCATCAATTACTAAATCTTTTAATTTATCATATAACCAATCAGAATATTCATCATAATGAATCCATTTTATTTTAGATTTTCTAATAGCATTTTCTGGTGTTTCTTCATTTGAAATAACTTTTGCATCTTGATATGGATATAGATTTTTTAAATTATCAATCCACATTAATTCTTCTTCGGAAAATGTATCTGTATATCCAAAATAATTTGTTTGGTCTATTTTTGGGTTTGTTTGAAATATTGGTTTTACGTTCATAACAAATTATTGTAGTATATATTTAATAAATTCACTATGTTTTATAAATGAACCTGTAGTACTTAATTTTAAATTTTGTTTATACTTGCGTATATGTATTAATATTTCATCTCTACGAGTACTCATTGCCAAACTATCTAGTAATTCTTGAGCCTTATTTATATCAAATAATTCTAATCCTGCTAAAATACTATACCAGCTAAGTAAATTATATATCCAATAATTTTTACCATTTTCAAAGAAAAATATACTATTAGGTATTGTTAATTTACATTCATTTAATAATTTTATAATACCTTCCGGTGCGGTAGTTTTATTTTTAAATTCTGTCCAAAATTTACTTGATGTTCGTTTTGTTAAATAATGTAGATATATAAATTCTAAAGTTTCATTATTAATTGATTCAACACTTTTATTATAACGATTTCTATAATATTCGTTGTCTGGATTAATTCCTAAAAAATTATCTAAAAAAATATCCAATGATATTGCTTGATTCATTATTGATGTTGCTTCCAATGGTTCAACAAATCCGGAAGACAAACCTATTGCAATGCAATTATTAACCCATGATTTTTCATAATATCCCGCTTCAAATTCAAATGATTTTCCAAATGATATGTCATTACCAAATGTTTTTATTATTTCGTCTTTTGCTAAATCTTCTGTAATATAATTAGAGTCGTACACATACCCACATCTAAATCCAGTTTGAAGAGGTATTTTCCACACCCATCCAAAATCCATAGCTATTGATTCAGTATAAGGTGGAATTTCATTTTCATCTTCAAAATCCATTGAGAATCCAATAGCCCGTTTCATAGGAAGGTGTTCTTTATATGAAATCCATTTAGTTTTATATAACCCACCAATAACTAATTTTTTAAATCCTGAACAATCAAATACAAAGTTTGTTGGGTATTCTTTACCACTTTTTGTATGGATGAATTTTATATATTCATTTTCACCTAATGAAAAATCAACTACTTCATCATCCACATACTCAACACCACGTTTAATAGCAACATCTTTTAAAAAATTAGCCATCAATGTTGCATCAAAATGAATAGCATTTGGACCTATACTATCAAAATGAGAAATAGGGTCATCTAATTTATTATGTGGATTTAAATTTAATGTTTTTTTTATTAAATTTGATTTATGTAAATCAACATCTATAAGAACACTATCCAAACTATTACCTCTAGTAATTTCATCTAATAATATTGGAGGAAAGCTGCAATTTGTTTTATTATCAAAAAGTGTTGGATTAAACCAATCTTTGTTATTGAATATGTGGTGGTAGCTTTTGCCATCACCATTCCAATTAGTAAATTTAATGGCTTCTTTAACAGTAGCATTAGTATATTTATAAAAATCACTTTCGCTTATTCCAAGTTTAACTAATAAATTTAATACATTCGAAGTTGTACCTTCACCCGCTCCTAATATACCAATATCTGAACTAGATATTACTCTTATAGCACAATATGGGTAATATTTTTCAAGGTATAATGCGGTCAACCATCCAGATGTACCTGAACCAATTATTGTAAATATGTATTTATTTTTCATAACTTATATTTAAAAAACAGAATTATTAATTTATTAATATGTAATTAATTCACCATTTAAATTATGTGTTGGACGTGGTATATTATATTCTACTATAGTCCAACTAGCAGTTTCTTCATCCCATTTCCAATATTGATTTGGTTCTAATGATTGAGTTGAATTATTAAATGGTAATTCCCATTGGAATGTATTTAAATTTAAAGTAGCATGTTGACTAATCGGTTGGTCATGAAAAACATCATATTCTGGATTATACAAACCACCTATAATAGCATAATTTCCTCTAATCGGAGTTTTGCCATATGAATGTTGATTACCACCTGTATTATATGAGGTTTGTTTCCAATTTCCTTCTAACCCAATTGAAGCAATAAAAGCTTGACCAATAGGTTCACTTTCTGGAAATTCTAAATTACCACAATCTTCATTAGATACAACTATTACAGTTTCTACTATATTATTTTCGTCTATTTTTGCAAAATGTGCCATAATTAACAACTTGGGGTAAATGTTCCTGAACCTTGAAAAACGTGTATGGTGTATCCACCCGATGTATATGTATAATTTCCTCCTGAAGCTTGAGTACCACCGGCGTATCTTACTTGAACAATACCAGAACCTCCATAACTTCCTCTTCTACATGGACAATCACCTTCACCTCCACCACCTTGACCTCTATTAGCTACACCGTCCATAGCACCTCCCGAATCATACCCATAATAACTACAATACCCACCTCCACCGCCACCAATTCCACCAAAATATTCGTGACTACCATTATCATATGTTACTGGGTTTGATGCATTATTCCAGTTTGTTCCACCCGAACCTCCTTGAGATTGCCAATTATATTGAGTAAATCCATTACCTGCAAAATTAGCAGCCCCACCACCTCGTCCACCAGTATCGGATGATGCTTGACCTGCTGTTCCTTTTCCACCACCTCCACCACCACCTGTTCCAGAAGCTGCACCTCCACCTAATCCCATCCCCGATGTACCCCCACCTGGAAAGTGGTACCCGGCATATCCTTGACCTCCACCACATCCACCATCTGCACCATCACTATCCCATGAACCGCCTCCACCACCTCCGTAAGTGTGATTACCACCAAAATAACTATTTCCACCTCTTCCACCTTGAACGCCAGATTGATAATAAGTATCACAACCTGAGCTTCTAGCACCACCGCCGCCACCTACTACAACACTAATTCCTCCTCCACCTTTAGTCATAGTATAACCATCAACTCTAGCACCTCCTCCGCCTCCGCCTCCGCCCATATGCTGTCCTCCTCCACCTCCACCAGAAACTATTAATACTGAAAGTGATATGGTGTGTGAATAATTATAAAATTCGCTCATTGCATCGGGTGTACCCTTTCCTGCTTGTGCACTCAATGAACGTAATGAATAAGTACCATTGCAACTTATTTCAGTTCTAATTTGAGATAAAGTAATTCTTCCTGAACCTTGTAATGCCATAATATTATAATCTTATAAAGATACTAATTATTTTTTATTTTTCCAAATTATTTTCTAATATTTGAATTTTATTTTTTAATTCTTCAATTTGGTTTTGTTGTTCTTTTATACCTTCAATTAGTAACCCAATCATGTTACCATACGCAACATTTTTAATACCTGTATCATTCTCTGAGACAACTTCAGGTAATACCAATTCAACTTCTTGAGCAATTACACCCGCAAATCTCCTATTCTTATCATCAAAGTCATTTCTATTATATGTTACACCATTAATTTGTGATATTTTTAATAACGCATCTTTAATAGTTTCTATATTTGATTTTAATTTAATATCCGAATATGCCGCTACATCACCGGTCGCCGTTACTGAACCACCAAAAGTTGCATTATTGTTTTCTAAGTTAATTTCCATCGGCCAAGTACCATTTACAGTTGCCCATGTTTGACTATTATTACCATTACCTCTTAATATATAAAATATATTAGAGTTTACGTGAATCATAGCAGAACGATTGTCTGTATCTTGAAAGTAAATTGTTGGTGATGAATTATTGATAACCGGATTAGCTGCAGATGAGAATGTACCCGTTGGTCCTGTTGGTCCTGTTGGTCCTGTTGGTCCTGGCCCGCCGTTAGTTCCATTAGTTCCCGCAGGACCAGCAGGACCTGGACTTCCATTACTTCCCGCAGGACCAGCGGGACCTGTTGGACCTGTTGGACCTGTTATTCCTGATTGATTTGTCCATTTTCCCGTAGTTGAGTTATAAACCATCAATTGATTATTTGATGGAGTTGTGACCGTTACATCGGATAAACCTGAAAATGCAACTTGAGCAGAACCCGTTACTACAGTTCCAATTGCAGCTCTTATTTGAGCTGCAGTTATTGTTCCACCTAATGAAGTTGATGTACCTGCTATTGTAATTGCATTTGAACCACTTAATATAGTTGAACTACCCAATACTTGTGATGAACCCGATATTGTACCCATTGGTAAATTTGCAATAGTTTGAGTTGAACCCGAAACTATACCACCTGGAATAGAAGAAATATTTGCGTAAGTTATTTGTGAACTACCACTAATAATACCTCTACCTTTTGTTTCGTATGAAGATGTTGCCGTATTTTGATTTAAAAAAGTAGATGCAATAGAAGAACTAAATGCAGTTAAATTTATATCATTTATTGTTCCCCCTATGGGCATTACTATTTTATTTTGAACAAATATATTTGATGCCGATATTGCACTTAAAAAATTAGGATTAATATTTCCTTCTCTAATTGATGCCTTTTGTTCATTTGTTAAACCTGCAGTTTTTAATAATGATATATCACCACTTCTTGCATCAACTGTAATTCTACCTTGTTCAGTACCATCTGGATTATGAAATCTAATAGAACCAGTTGAAATAAATAAATCTCTAAAAGAATTTGTTTCTGAACCTAAATCGTATATAAAACTACCACTTGGAATAATAGAACCTGTTAGGAATATTGTACCACTAATACTTTGATTACCTATAAATGAATTAGAACCAGTTGTTGCAAGACTTCCTGTTTTAGTTTGTATTGTAGAAATTTGATTTGAAACCGATGAACTAAATGTTGTAAGATTTATACCATTTATAGTACTTGTACTTTCAATTGAACCACTCACTACTATATTATTACCAAAAACAACCCCGTTACCTCCAGAAGAAGTTATTTTATTTCCATCCTGTATTTGTAAAGTTCCTCTAACATCTATTAAACCAGTCGTTGGGTCAAATAATAAATTACCACCACCTGATGTTTTTAATTGAATATCACCATCTGCTGATTGTAAAATAATACTATCACTACCTGCTTCTAAAATTTTTATTGATTGCCCTACATCGGTTGTGATTTGTAATTCATTTCCCGTTGAACCCAATACTTTTGTACCATCTATGTAAAGTGAACCGGATGAAACGTATATATCTCTCCATTGATACGTTGCCGAACCTAAATCGTATGTATTATCGATTGCAGGTATAATCGAACCACTTAAAGTTTGAGTTCCTACAAATGTATTGGAACCTGTAGTTGCTAATACCGATGATGTTAATTGTGATGAACCACTTACTACACCACTCGGTAATGCTCCACCAAATGATGATGTTGCAACTGCATATGATACACCACTACTATTACCTACCCAAGTATATCCTTGTTGTAAAGATGCAGTAAATGTTGTGTTTGTATAAAAACTTTGAGATGTTATACTAGCAACATATCTATCATCTACTACAAAATCAATTGAACGTGATGTTGGATATATAACAGTTGTATCTCCTAAATTAGATAACCCACCAACAAAATGAATTGGACTTCCAACGGTTTCTACAGTTCCAAAATTAAGATTGTATCCTAAACTTGCACTATTAAAGTCTCCAAAAGTTGTGTCATCAACATTAAAATCAAATGCGTTTGGAAATACATATGTTCCTTGTGCCCCGCCTGCTGCAAGGTCTGTTCCATTCAAATATAATGAACCAGTTACGGTTACTGAACCTGTAAATTGGTGTGTATCGTCTGTTGTATCACCGAATTTGTTAGAACCCGATGTATATAAAATAGATGATGAAATTATACCAATATTAAATTGTCTTGCATTAACTGCCCCTAATATAGTTAAGTCAGATGTTACTAGTGCAGAACCACTAATTATTGTTTCGCCGTGATTTACGGTAAGTGTATCGTTTACTTTTAGAGAACCAAAAGAACCAGTTAGGGTTGCTCTTAAAGAACCCGTAATATTTTGGTCTGCTTTAAATTGATTTGAACCCGTAGTTGCGTATGAAGCAGTATAAGAATTCAATGAAGAGAGTATTCCAATTACTTGAGATGAACCAGAAACTACACCGTTTGTTGCTGCTATTGATGCCGTAATTGCACCCGTGAGTTCAATAGAACCCGTTGTAATTGAATTTGTTGTTAATATACTTTGTATTGATTCAACTGAACCTGATTTTTTAAAGAATAGTTTACCATCGTGGGTATTAATTGCTAATTCTCCTAAATTAAGGGAACCAGTATCAGGTACTTTACCCGATTGGGCAGAGCGTTTTAATTGAATAGTCGATGCCATGTGGCTAAGTTTTTAAAGTTATCTAACAACAAATGTAGTATATACTACGAATATAAATATAACTTAAAACAAAAAAACCCCTACTATGAGGGGTTTTTATTATAATTTTTATTTACTATTAAAGTTCTCCACCATCTGGACCAAGTGATGCTGATATTTCTAAGTTGAACAACCTACCTGCTACTGAACCACTAAATGCTAATACATCACCGATTCCGTAAAGAGAACCACTAAATCCCGAGCCTGTTGTGATAGTTGCGATTGTTACATCGTTATATCTAAAATCAACCGAACCAGATGTAGTTGCTACTTTGTAAAGAGAACCACTTGCTTGTATGTATCCAATTGTTCCTGCAAACGGGTCAGAATTAAAATCAAAGTCATCGGGTCTCATCGATGCCGTAACACCTGTTAATCCGGCACCACTACCAACGAATGCCGATGCAGTTACTGCTCCACTAAGATTAATCGAACCAGTTATACCCGCACCAGTTACTACGATTTCTACTACCTCATCGGTTGAACCCGACTTGTGTATAAACGCTTTACCATCATAGGTGTTTAATGCGATTTCACCTACTTGTAACGATGTGGTTGT